GTGGTTTTGAGTACATAGCCCGTACTGAATGGTTTTTCTAATACTTCTGTCATATATGTCCTAATATTAATAGGGCGTTTTTCAGTTGCCATCATTTAAACACTGATAACTTGTAAACAGTGTCCCTATCATTTTATAATTTAGATTGTGTATGCGCCATAGAAATCTGATTGAACAGAGATCGCGATTGTTGCGGTTGTGGCATCAGTCAAAGACGGAGTAATCAATAAAGATTCCAATTTTCCATAGAAGTAATATTGAGTGTGTTGAACAGTACCTAGACCAGCAGCGTTCGAGTCATATTTACCTTGAGTGGCTGTCACTGTGACAAGAGTGGGATCAGCATTCAATAAAGTGAAACGCCAAACACGAGAAACACCGGCACCGACCATGTTACCCAATGTAGACTCAGGTGAAGTACCTGCAATATTTTTAGCCCAGTCGGTTGCAACATAGTTGATTGTCAGTTCCAAAGAAGGAGCATCCGCTTGTCCACCGATACTTTGGCCTTGTTTTTGACCATATACAGGTACACTGACGATATTCGCTGGTGCACCAATCGCTGGGAATTCTCTAACGTTGCTGATTTTAGCGTATTTAGCGACTGAAGCTACTGTATTGAATATTGCTTGAAAGCCTGTCAAGTCTTTGGTTGCAGGAGCGGTTGCTGTTGTTTCAGCTTTACCGACAGCTACTGTACCAACAACAACTGAAAGATCTGTGAATAAGGCTGCGCCGATTGAATTGATATGTGGCATATTTATAAAACTCCGTAAAAATTAAAGGGTATTGTGTAAGTCGATCTAAATAGTGATGAGTTATCCTTGTCTATATCCCCAAACGACAACGAACTTCCTTGAAATTGAGTTGTACTTTTTGGTGAAGTGTTTAGGCTTTTACCCACTAAATATTGATCGAGTTTATCCGCAATAAGCGATGGCTTTTTAGTCCCTTCACCCGCAAATGTAAATATATCTATTATAAGCATTCCCGAAGTGGAAGCGATGTTTAAACCGTTTCCACTAGGAATTATTGTGACTCGAATAAATTCCGAAGAATTATTATTCACAACAAAGTTGTTTGGATATGTTGAGATCTTTTCACTTTTCCATAAGGTACTTGAGAAAACGGAGAAAACATCTGTTTCCAGTGTTGTGTATTTTCCCATATTAATTCTCCCTTTCCAATTCCACAATGTTTATAAATCCATCATCCCTGATAAATTTTCCAAGTTTCCAAGAAGTTGTTCCGATCATAATCGAATCGTATAACGATAAGTCGCCAAGTTCTGCTGTCTTTAGCATTATTTGTTGGGTTACTGTATTTCGATCTTTCGATGGTTTCTTAGAGTCAAGAACTATAATTTTTGTGGTTATGGTTTCGCCACTGGAACTTTTTACGGTTCTGGTGGCGAAGTTAAAAGACTTATCAGACCTTTTGGTAAATGTTGCATCCACAGCTAAATCTTTTACAAGATTGAAAGCTTTGTTCAGATTTGAATTGATAAGACTTGAATAGCTCATTAATTCGATCTCCACCAAGAATTTATGGCGGTTGTATTCAGCAATAAAGGTCTTATTAATTTCTTGACAGTCATTGGTAGTTTGGGTGCAGTCCTAATGGTGTCTAAAGAAACACCACCAATATTTAAACTATGAACACCACCGGTACTGTCCAACAAATCTGTATTATTGATCAAATGGTAAGCTAACTCAATTGTCGCCAACACGATACGATTGGGCGTGATATCATTCGAAATGACACTGATACCCAAACGAGGATCGAAGTATACCGCATTTCTTGGGAAAGCCAAACTTTGTGTTGAACTTACGGCTACTCCTGACCAGTCTAAATTATCTAGCATAGAGGTTGCTGTCGTCAAAGCTTGAGCCTTAACAGTCTCATCAGCGGCTATCCATGTTGCAACATTGATCCGATCAGCAAAATAAACTTCAGCTTCAGCAACGGTTGCGTAAGAGTTTGTACCTTTCACGAGAGCCATGATAATTCCTTAAGAATGGAATACCGGTAAGATACCTAAAGAAAGAG